CACGCAAGCAGTGGTCAAGGCAACAGCGGGGTCAGCAGTAGAGAACTTCGGATCCGCATTCGCAAAAGCAGGTCAAATAGGTATAGCAGGGGCACAAGGTATAACAGCATCCATGCAATTACTCGGAGTTGAGTCGGAGGACACGCTAAAACAAATAGCAAAACTGCAGGCACTCGGGGCTTTAGCAGATACCTTTCAAACATTAGGAGGACTGGGAGACGCGTTTACCGAAATCAAGGCGGGGCTAACTTCTGCAGCAGTAAAAATGGGTATTCTTACCACAGCAAGAGTAGCAGACACCACAGCAACAGGGGCTCAAATTGTAGCAACTGAAGTGCAAGCGGTGGCAACAACTGAAGCGACTGCAGCACAATACGCCTTAAACACAGCCATGTTAACTAATCCTGTGGTATTAGTTACCGCAGGTGTCGTAGCATTAGGGGCTGCACTTTATTACTTATTCGGGCGTGAAAAGAAACTAACTGAGGAACAAATACGACAACGTGAAAACAATAAAAAACGACTCGAACAGGAGAAGGAAATGGCATCAGCGGTATCGCAGGAGTCAAGCGCTTTTTTATTGCAAATTGAACGCTTGAAACAAACCAATGCGGGTTCAAAGGAGCGTAGCAGTTTAATCAAGGAAATCAATGCGCAATATGGAACCACGTTAAAAAACATGTCAAGTGAATTAGCCTTCCAAAATCAATTGAACCAAGCGTCATTGGACTGGATTAAATTACAGGAAGCGAAGTACAAAGTCAAGGCAGCGGAGAAGGAATTCGTGGAATTATTGGATGAGGAGAAAAAATTACAAAAAGAAATTCGCGATTTGGAGAAGCCAAGTTTTGGAGGATTAGCAGCGGGTAGGTACAAAATTGAAAATGGAATTGTCAAATCAACAAGGAAAATTGGTGAGCAGATGGCTCAGGAGGAAATCGCTGCACTCGAAACAATACAAAGGAAATACGACATTGTGAATTCAAAATTGGATTCAAACAAAAGGCGTAAACAGGAACTAGCAAAGATAGCAACTGAAGCAACATCAGCAGAAAACAAATACGTTAACAAAGCGGTTACGGGGAATGGCAGTGTGGGTACGTCACTAACCGAAGTAACAACAAAATTCGGGGACCTGAACAAGGAAATGGGGCGCACACTGGAGTTGATGCAAACTATTGTTGAACAACAGCAGGCTAAACAATTACAGGAGTCTCAAAGGGCAATAGATTATGCGCTCACTGAGGAAATCAATCGAATTAAGGCGGGTGGAGACGCACAAGTTGACGCATTAGAACAAGTCGTGTTTGAGCGCTTTAATTTGGAGCGACAATATGCTGAGGACAAAATGAAATTCGACATTGACCAATTAGAAGCAACGTATCAATATCAAAAACAAGCCCGTCAAGATGCATTAGATAAGGAAAAAAAAGAACTTGAGGACGCTGCAAAAAAAGAAGTCAAGGACAAAACAGCATTGCAAAGTAAACTAGCAGAAATCGAAGCCAATTATCAAGCACAACAAACACAATTAACTCAATACGAATTAGAGCAATATGCGGATGTTGAATTGGAAAAAACCATTGCAAGGAATAACTACATGACACAACGTGTGGAAATCACAAAAGCAGAAGGATCCGAAATAAATAGGGTCAATGATGCGGTGTATGATGCCCTTGATGAGCGGGTTCAAAAGAGCGCTGAAACGAATCAAGAAACACGCGAGAGGGAACTGGAAGCATTACGTAAAACGGAAGAGCAAAAGCGGGAAATTGCACGCGTAACTGCAGAGATATTTACCAAGAATTCGGAGAAGCGAGTCGAGCAAATTGACAAGGAAATTGACGCGGCACAAAAGCAATATGATGAACTCAAAAGATTAGCAGATGAGGGCAACATTACTGCACAGCAATCCTTAGCCGAACAACAGCGCATAATCGATGAGGCAAATCTCAAAAAAGAACGGGAACAAAAGCGCCAACAAAGAATCAAGTTAGCGGAGTCAATCTACTCAACATATTCTCAGAAGGTGGAAGCGGGTTCCAAGAACCCATTAGCAGAAACAATTCGCGACACAACCCTGTTACAGCAATTCATATCATCATTGCCTACATTCTTCGACGGTACTGAGGACACTGGGCTTAATGGCAGGGGCGTGGATGGCAAAGGGGGCTTCCATGCTATACTTCACCCTAATGAGCGGGTGATCCCCAAAAGTCTAAATGATAAAATTGGAACCCTTAGCAATACTGAATTAGCAAAGGTGGCTCAAGAATATCAAAATGGAAAATTCATGGAAGGCGCAACGCAATCTGCAAGCGCATTGGAGTTCTCATTATTGGTGAATGAAATCAAGGACTTGAAACAAGTAATTAAGGACAAGCCCGAATCAAACATCGGCTTAGGGGAAATTACACAGTCTATGGTAGAAATTGTAGAAAAGCGCGTGAGAGGCAATAACGTCACGTATAATCGATTTAAGGTACGCAAATGATACATTACCTCAACAACATACAAATAACACCGAGAAATCGCACCGAAATCGGTATTATATCTGACTTCAGCGGAAATCCTGAAATGTTATCACTGAATACTGAAACAATCATATTGCCGAGGGAAGCAAAGGATATTGTTGACCAACACATATCTACAGTGGGTTTATTCCAAGGAATTCCGTACAAGGTTACTATGGACGGGGGCGTATCAATAGATTACTTTGTGGATCTTACGGACGGGGTGAAGGTACGCCAACATGAAATCGAGGTCAAATTGAAGCGACGTAGATACATTGATGACTTCCGAACTCAAGCCAATGGGCTATCATTCGAATATTTGGCTTCACAAGGGGTTAATTTTCAAGTTCGGAACGTTCCATATTTCATTGTCAAGGACAATCAACTTGAGCAAACACTGCAACTTGCAATCGTTTCTTACATTATGACCAAGGAACTGATACAAGCGGTAAGAGACACAGCGACTGCAATCGCAAATGTAACTGAAGCGGCAACACCAATCACTGGAATCGGACCAACAGGACCTGTAATTTCATACAACATTGGAGCCATTATTCGAGCAGCACTATTAGCAACAGCGCAAATACTTTACACAGCAGCATTATTGGTCGCGGTCATCAAATTAGGGGCTCAAATTTTAGCAACCATGTTCCCGCCAAAAAGGAACCTTTTAGGCATTCGGTTTATTGACCTAATGGAAGATGCATGTGCATATATGGGTTACACTTTTGCCTCATCAACAATCGACAGGAAGTGGGTGCTATGCCCTGTTCCATTGATCCGCGATGCTGACTCAATTTTTGACAAGGTCGTTAGCGCAGTTTCACCTGCATACAACAAAGGTTACCCGACAGCAAGCGATACCACACCAACTTTAGGAACGTTCATAGATGCCCTTGAGACGATGTTCAATGCAAGACTCATAGTAATTAACAACCAAGTACGTATTGAGCGCAGAGATTGGCTAAATACGCAATCTATGAGCAACATACTTCCTTCGCTTTCATTGCAGTCTGAACGCGATGATGAATACACTTATCTCACTACCAATGGCGAAGTATGGAAGCGGTACTACATTCACTACCAAACTGACTTCACTGATTTGCATACCTGCGAGGGCGAGGTATATGGGGGTCATGATGCGGAATATTCTACGGAGCCTGTATTCCCTGTTACCGACTCGCAATTACTTACAATTCGTGGGTTAAACGACGTAAGTATTCCATTCGCATTGGCAAGGCGTAAAGACAAGTTGACCGTAGTCGAAACTTTAGCCAAGGGGCTATTAGCAGTAGTCGATGCAGTCACAGGTATATTCGGAGGTGGAACATCATACGTGGCGCAAATCAATTCAAGGAAGGACGCAATTAGAATATCACAACAATACTTCGCGGTTACAAAGTGCATGTATGCAGTGGAGGGTGAATTCGCAACAGGGGGCTTTGTTCAGCGATCTGATTATTTGAATTACTGCAGTGCAGAAGCCCTGTGGAATGGGTATCACTACATAAACGATATTGCTGAAAATGACTGGACGCTACGCGAGAACGTGCGAGTGCGAATAACAGCGCAAGATTTCGTAACTTTACAGTCAAACAATTACGTGTTGGTCGATGGGGTATTAGTCGAAATTCTTAAAATAGAATGGATTGACGAGAAATCATGGGCTCAAATCTCATATCGCACACGTGGTAATTGGGCAAATGGCAAAACGAATGTAATAAAAATTAACTAACATGGATGACATAAGCGCTTACGTCAAAGGCATCACCGACAACATGCAAAAACTTCTGCAGGAAAATGAACGTGTACTGAACATTTTATCAGCGGAAAACCCTGAATTAGCGGACCAAATTATGCGCGATGTAAACGACAGCATGAAGGCGGTCAAGACAAATGACATAAACCGAATTAACCAAATATACGAGCGCTATGCCAATAATACTAACCAATAGAACATATCTCGATTTATTCGGCAATTCGCGTTCATTTTACAAAGCAAACGCGGGTGATAGGCAACGGGTAAATTTCTCACTTAAGGAGTCAATTTCAGTTCAATCATCTGCAACAGTGATCCTGCAACTTAATATCCCCATGTATGAAGTCACATGGTTAGGCGGGTCATTCGAGGATGAAGGCTTCCGTACTGGAGACGTCATCAGTTTAAGGATATACGATAGCACAGGCGCGGTCATCAATTCGTATTCGGCAAATGTTACTTATGTGAGTGGCAATACCTTCGGAATTTCGACCTTATTGGGTTGGTACGATGCCACACAGGGTGAAAGTATTATTATCGGGGTTACTAGCAGGGGAAGGGAAGGCGCAAGGGTGTCAATCAACCACGTTCAAAATGGGTCAGTAGGTAATTCGCTGAGTTTAATTGACGGGGAGGAGACACAAGCAACTTTTGATCTTACGGGGTCATCACCTTTTTCAGCAACGTTGGTAGCAAAACAATCGGGTCAATTTTGGTGGCAAGCAACAATCGTATTGACTTCAACAAGTGGTATTTACAGGTACTATGATTTGACAATCGACTTCATCAATTCGGGCATATACGATGCTGCATGGTTTACATCAGCAAATTGCCTGAAGTTATACACCAAAATATCATGGCAATCCTTACTCGGAGAACCATATGCAAACGAAGCAACAATAATCAGCGAAGATGCTGATACGGGTTGGTATGATGAACCATACAATATCGGGGCTGTGGATGCAACGTTGGTTCAAGGAATTAACACCATTGGATATGACAATCCTACCACAGTTCAAGTCGTAGTCGATAGCGCTTCTACGGAATATGCATTCGGCTTTGCTTACGTTCCGCAGGATGACACGTACTACAAAAACGTATTCCCGAATCAATCTACATTATCGGGCATGCTTCCAAGCGACAATTCAACGGGAGTTATCACTGGCTTTGCCCTGCCAAATGGGGGTACAATGTCAATGCAAATTTTGAGCGCAACACAGGTCGGTACGATATGGACTTTTGACCTGCAGTTTACGCCTGATCTAGCATACTCAAATTTCATGGCTTCCAAGCCTGAATTCGATAGGCTTTTTTACGCATGGTGCAAAATTGGCAATCTCAATTTATTGCTATACTCGGACCAACTGCAACAAACGCCAATCCAAGGAGGTATCATTCCAATGCTTGCTGAGGACTTTACGGACCATTCGGAGAATTACATCGGTTCACCTTCTACGCCTGAAACAACCTATGCGGGTAACGTGGAGGATGATATTGCCTTCTACGGAGCATTTAGGCTCACCGAGAACGAACTAATCAATTCATTCACAGCGAAACTCAGGGCATATAATTCGACAACGTTAGAGTCATTCGATTTGCAGAATTCATTTTTCGCTTTTAATACCATTCCACAAGTGGCGGGTAAATACGTTCTCAATGAGTCAGCACCTATGTGGACTTCATTCGATACGAATTCAGTTAAACGCGAAGCCCTGTTACGCCTGAACGCGACGTACGACGGGACGGGTGAATACGGGGTGGAAATTTACTTCCCGTTCCTTTACAGGTGGGAATATTGGTTAGAACAACTTAATGCGGACTCTGACTTTTACCCAAATCAGCAAACAAGAAATTACGTACCTTACGGGAACACTGGAACATGGGGCTTGCAAGTTCGTTTAGAATTACTTCGCGACGGGGTGTTATGGTGGCATGATTACGATGTGCGAATTAAGGATTACGATAGCGATCCGACAATTGACCAATACATTCAAATGTACGTTCAATCAACCAATCAGCCTGTCAACGTGATAGTGGAAGGTGAGTTGATGCGTATTGAGTGTTTACACACGCTAAATGACGGTACATTTTGGACTCCAAATGTATGGGGTCAAATCACAGTGGAACCTTCTGAGACTTCGCCAAGATGGTGGTGTTCAACAGCAGTTCCATTCGACAATAATGGTCTGAACCCGCTTACACCAATGTCAGGAAGTTATTGTCAAATGACATTCCCGAACTTTAATCAAGTTTTATTGACCTGTTTTTTTGACCCGAGCAAGATTAATCTACAAAATGGTGTTAAATTTACAAGTAAAATTAAGGGGTGTACTACAACAATACGACCAAAGTTTAAATACACTACGTGGGGTGCGATAAAAAACACCACAAGTGGCGGTTACAAGGAAATGAGTTAAAACAAAATATATGGCTAACGAAATACACAATTATCCACTAGAAATATACACCATTGGTGACAATGATTATTTGGATGTGGACTTCTACAACGGGGTTGATTATGACTCCTCAAAAATAATGGGGCTAAGCCTTAAATCAGCGCTGAAAGCAGGCATGTATAGCATGATTAATGACTCAACTTATGTTACGGGTACAAGTGAACAGGACTTCATGAATGGTAGTTACGTTGGTTCACTGACCGTACCTGCAAATACTTTTCAAGTTGGTGACTCATTTATGCTAAAGGTATGCGGACAAATAGGGGCGCATAACGGGGATAAGATAACAATACGAATCAAATCGGGAACAACAATTTTATCTGCATCGGGTTTAATTTCGATGCCATCAATTTCATTGGACGTATTCGAAATTGAATGTGTATTCACGATACGTGCAATAGGTGCAAGTGGAGTGGCTAAGTTAATGACGAATTCGGCTTTTACATGGAACAAATCGAGCGCGAACATATACGAGGGTCAAAATTGGTTATACCTTAACGACACAACGTTCGACACTACAATAGCAAATACTTTAACGTTGACTGCACAATTTTCAAGCACAAACGTTCAAAACCATATTCAATCGATTGTGGCTAATTTATCAAAGATTTACTAATGTGCGATTGTTTACAAATAGGATTCAATCTTGACGGGGACATAACCACACAAATCCTGCAGACAAGCGGTATATTCAATGGGGTGAATTATTACGAATTTACCTACAATGGTACTGACTGGACTTTATGGTATGATCCTGCAACAATGAAGTGGATTATAGGCGCAAATCCTGACTTCACTGACCCGCCAAATTATTTAGCGGTACTCAACTATTCGGGTGATTGCCCTGATAGCGTATTGGCAGGCTTCCCATGGGATATGTTGGTGGGGACTTTGACTATTGACACAATGGGGGTAGATTGCCCTAACGAGTGCGGACGCGAGGACAGGATGCAGTGGTCATTCAAGTCAATCAGCATTCCACAGGACTTTGTCGAAGACGATAGAGGGCTCAAAGATTGCTGTTGTGAGCAATTAGTATTAGCATCAGCAGGTGAATCATGGGAAAGTGATTTGTCAAGCGGGTGGATTAAACTGAGCGATTCACTGGACACATGCACATTCAAGTTGACCAAGAACGGATCCCCAACAACATACACACCTTCGCCTGTGGCATTCCCGAATGATACCAATGCATACTATGCAACAATCGATTGGTACCAAGTTTTACTACAAGACGGGGCGGGGTGCTACAATTTTTCAATCGAATTCAATATTTCGGGCATTATTGGGTCAATCAACGTGGGTAATTTCAAACTCAAGGCATACTCAATACAAAATGCACTAGGAACAGCACGAATTCGGTCAGTGTTTAATGGAGTTCAGCAAGCAGATGGGCTCAATTTTACGGGTGCGGACGTGGTTTCAGACATGAGGTTCAGCGGTTACATAGGCAATCGCCAACCAAACATGGAAATTGACAACATTATCTACGGGAACAGGGAAATGAAGCGCGTAATTCGTGAGAATTTATACAGTTACGACATCATTACTGACCCGTTACAAGAGTGTATAATCAAGCCAATAACTGAATTGTACCTTCTTAGTGAAAATCAGTTGTTTATCAGCGATTACAATGCACACAACCATTCATATCGGTACAATGACCTTCCTGTTATTGTGCAGGACTCACCCGAAATTGAATACTACGACTTCAGTCGCAAGGCAAAATTGACCTGCAAGGTCTCAGACAAATTTAAGACAAACCGAACATACTACTAGACATGACACAAAACTTCATCGAAATCGTACAAAGGGGTAATTACAACGTTATTACAACGGGGTGGATTGACCTTGAAACAGGCAAAAGGAATTACACTGGACAATTCGACTTCCCACAACACAAAACTTCGTTCATAGGCTACAAAGATTTGACCAATCAAGAGGGCATAGTTAATAGCGGAGTAGCAATCACCTGCGACTCGCCATACAAGCGCGTGAACATTCGGTCAAAAGTCATTGTAGAGGATCGAGACGGGAACGATATTAGCATTCCAAATTTATTCAATGTGAATGGGGAAGATATGAACTTTGACCAATTCGTTGAATGGCTTTATAGATTTACAGGAACAACAAATGTTATAACAGGATGAAGGGAATGGAACAATTCTTAGACTTCATATCTATGGGAGTGGGTATGATTGGTGCGATGCTCAAAGGTATCAAGCGCAAATTTAGGCTTACAACAATCATCCTGTCAATGATGATCGCGGGTATTCTAACATATTCGGTTACGGGGTTGGTTGCCTACTTCTATGCAGACGTTAATCCGAAGGTGATAGTTCTGATTTCATTTTGCATAGGGTGGGTAGCCAATGAATTCACTGACGTACTGGATGAACTTATCGGGGACCTATACGACATATTTATAACATGGCTAAGAAACAAATATGGAAACAACAAATGACACCACAATGGATAGCGTGATAGTTTATGTGGAACAAGATATACACGCTATATCGGATAGCGCTTTGGTGGAGGAGGTGCTACACAGGTACGACAAAATATCTGATGACCTCAAGGCACATGATAGCACTCCTGCATTGGTTTCAATCATTGCTTTAATCGCAATCATATTAAGCATATTAAACAGGCGAAAAAAGAACAAAAAAGATGGTACGCAAATACACTGACAAGGAACTATTAGACAGGGTCAAATCGCTTCCAACATTCAAGTCAATACCCGAATCACTTTGGGTCATTGGGGTAAGGTCAAAAGCAGACAAGCCTGATGAATTCGATGACAAATTTTACCTGTACAAAGGTGAGGAGTTTATCATGATGACGACTGGAACAACTCATCCTGCGGCATCAATACTTCGTGGAGGTTTCAAATCATACAATCCATTGGGGGCTGCAATCGTCAAAGCAGACAAATGGTATTACGGGCTTTGGAGGTATGGCAAGCACAAAAAGAAAATGAACGCATTAGTTCAAATCGGGGCGCCAATCACAGTTTTTAGAGACGGTGACGGTGATCTCAAATCTGAGGAATTAGGTAAAGAGGTTGACGGTTACTTCGGAATTAACTTCCATGCCAACACTTACGATATGGAAAAAACGACTATCAAAGATAAGATAGAGGGTTGGTCAGCAGGGTGCCAAGTCGTAAATGACACTCAAAAATACGTACTCATGATGAAGTATTTTTCTATGCAAAGTGGAAAATCAGTGTCATATTGCTTGCTCAAGGAATTCTAATTTACTACTTTTACATCCGTATCTTTTCATTTTTGGTTACGATTAGGGGGTGATTTACGTGTTTATCATCCCCTTTTCTATGTTCAAAATCGCAATTTTCACGATGCGCATAGAAGCAATTTTAAGCACTTCTAAGCAATTAACACCCCATTAGCAGGTCGTTGGTCATATTTTTTGCAATCGTTTAAACGCCAACTAGTACAGGGCTACGAGGGGGGTGAAACACTGGTCATTTCAATTTCAAGCAAATTACAGCATGAAAAAAATTTTTAATTTTTTTTTCCCAACGAGTACAGGGCTGTAGGCAAAAATGAAATTTTTTTTTGCTTAGGGTATTGTTATATTAAATTAAACTTATATCTTTGTGAGGTCGTTAGTTCATTGAAATGTCGCCTATTAGATAAGTCCAACCAACGCGGTGAGGTGGGCATCAGAAACTGGGAAGTGGCTTGATGTTTGGTTCATTAGCAGGCGGGTAATTCGAAGCGCGTGTTATATCGTTCAAAATCAAAGGGGTGTAGGTCGAGAGATTTGCACCCCTTTTTTTATATAATAATGTAACCAATCAAAAAATCAAAAAATGAAAAAATCAGTTAGAATCGAAAAAACACGAATGATCCTTAACCAAGTAACTTCTACCAAAGGGTGGAACTGCAACGAAGCAATCCAATTAAGAATTAAATTAAGTAACCTGTTAAACAAATAATCATGAAGTATTACAAAGTAGAATTAGTCAGTATTGAAGGGGGTAGAGACGTGCTTCAATCTTACGAACGGAAGACAAAAGGTGCTGCCATAAATTTGGCAATTAAGTTGAGTAAACACTACAATGCTCAAGGCATAAATTCGGGGGGTTGGAAATCACAAGAGAGTGTATGGATAGAAGTCGAGAACGGATACGATACCATTGAACACTATCAATTCGTTAATGGGGCTCAAGTTTACTATTCAAGCAATTTTTAATCACATGGGGGGTGCGCATCCACAACGCACATTTTTTACTTAAAACCAAAATCATGGAACAAGAATTTATCAAAACAATTAGGGACTTCATTTTATTAACAGCGACTCTCTATGGGGGGTGGCTTATTATTCAATTCGCAATACTCAATTTTTAAGCACATGAAAACGATTAAAAAATACCAAATCAAGTCGAACAACACCGACATTCCGAAAGTCGCTATAAACTCATCTAGAGACGCGTACGACTACATCAAACAATTCTATGCCGATGACATTGATATATTCGAGTCATCGTTTATCCTGTTACTCAACCGAGCGAACATCACCATTGGCTACGCTAAAATCAGTCAAGGTGGAGTAGCGGGTACGGTCATCGACATTAAGATTGTACTCAAGTACGTTATTGACTCACTGGCTTCGGGGTTTATTATCTCGCACAATCATCCTTCGGGTAACAAAAACTCAAGCCCACAAGATGACCAACTTACAAAACGACTAGCAGGCATTGCTGAATTAGTTGACTGCAAAATGTTAGACCATTTAATCATCACTTCGGAGTCATATTATTCATACGCTGACGACGGTAAACTTTAATACTATGGCAAACACAAATATTCACAAATCAATAGTCAAGATTCACAAAGTATCTATGGAATGCATCAAACATCTAGTCATTGCTAAAGGTTATTCCGTAACGGACGCTGAGAACATGGTACTCGCTATGCTTAAAGAATCTGAACATTATATAAAGAACGGCATGGTGGATGAAACTATTGCTACTTTGAAAATGACATTTATGGACCAAACTGTGGAACAGGCAAGTTTTGAACTAATCAAATCATTACTTAAATAATATCGATAATTTAACAGGGGGGTGCGCATCCGTAACGCACGCAAATACCAAAATCAAATGTATACTTTAAATGAAGCAATCGCAACAATGCAAACAATAGTTGCAAATCCATCCGCAATGACGGGAAGCCTTTATTCAGCAACCGATGTGCTGAACATTCTTCAATCAATTAAACAAACAAATCGCGTGTCAATCCCTGCTGAATGGCGAGACAATTTTATTCACTATCTAACGGATGATCTCGACGAACATGATATCATCGACCATGACTCAGCAGAATTCGAGTTGTACCACAATGAAATTCGCTTAGAGTCAATTTCAGTAGATACATACAACCTTCGCAACCAACTTGAACGCAGATTGTCATCGGCACTGGAATGCATCAACAGCGAAATCGAATACCAAGAGGAACGCAAACGGGAAAATGCAGAAATGGAAGCAGAAGCAAAATTAGCACCTGAGAGCGACGATAATTGTTAATTCATATATTGTATCACATAAACACGTAAAAGTCATGGAAAAACAAAATGTAGCAATCGAGCAATACCCTAACGTTGATGTGTTGGGGTTTAATTTACGCCTTCGGCATATCGAAGCAGTTGAGGAGGGAGGAAGCATGGACATCTACTTCAATTACGATCTGCATCGCGAGTGGGTGGAAGTTGCTGAGGGTGGATGCGTAATGGAGTCGGGGTACGAATATCATCCTGTCAACATCAGCATTGAGCGCGTAATTCATGAACACTTAGGTGAAGTAAAAATCAACTATCTTAACGCAGACGCAATTACTCATTTAACAAAATTTATTCACGATGAAATCTACCAAGACTCAAACGGAATTCAGTAAATTAGTTCCCGCTTATCGAACATTAGGGGACATGGTGATATGGTGGGAACGCCAATCATTCGCACACGACAAGGGCGGCTCATTCGATGTTGCCCTTTATTTAAGAATATGCAAAATTAAAAGGACTTATGAAACAGCAAAAAACTAACAAATTCACTTTTGATTGGGACACCAAGGAAGTGAAAAAAAACGGGCGCAAATTTGGTCAAATAGTAGCGGCAACACCCAAGCAAATTGACGTGCTAATTACAACCAAACAGCACGCAGGCACTGGAGAGATAATGATATTCCATATCGTACCCGATGAAGACACGAATTAACATCGAAATCGAGGTAGAATTGAACGACTTTGTTTACCTAGAATACGTGCTGAAGGACATCAGTCATTACCTGCAAAAAGGGGTTCAATCAAGGGCAACCCATTTCAAAAATGCAGATTACAATTACCATGTTCACATGCCCGTTCGGAAGGGTGCAAAAATCGTTTATGAGAAGGATAGAATAGTATTTATACACAAATCAAAAATGAAATGAGTTACATCAAAATTAATCGCAAAATTTTCAATCATTGGGTATTCGATGACGCATGGTCATTCAAGGCGTGGATAGACCTGATAGGCATGGCGAATTACGAGCCAAGCAACTTCGCAATCAACAACAAAATGTTCACCGTCAATCGCGGTGAGTTGGTGAGAAGCCTGCAAACACTATCTCGCAGGTGGGATTGCTCAGTAGGCAAGGTTAGAAATTTTCTCACTATGCTGGAAGGCGATGGCATGGTAGTGGTCACCAATGAAAAATTGGCTACACGCATAAAAATCGCTAATTACGAGGACTATCAAGGAAATGAGGAGAAAATGCAAACAAGAAAAAAACGTGAAATGAACGCAGAAAAAACGCAAAAAAATCCATTAGAAGAAAGAAAGAAAGAATTTAAGAGTATGCTTAGCGCATTCGTAACTGACAACAACAGGGAAATGTGCATTGACTTCTACCGATATTGGACCGAAAGTTCACTCAAGTCGGACAAGATGCGTTTCGAAATGGAGAAGGTATTCGACATGGGAAGGCGCTTATCAACGTGGGCTAGAAATCAAAACAAGTTCATCAGCGATCCTGCAAAAAACTCATCCAACGAATTGTATGCGAATGTAATGAAACAAATCAATGGTACAGGTACAAGGTAACGTAACCGATTATTTATTGGATGTCAAGCATGGGCGTGTCAAGCAAGGCTTAGGCATAGGATGCCCATTAGACGAAAACATACGTTTCAAGAGGTCGCAATTAAACATCATTCTAGGTCATGACAATGTCGGTAAATCGTACTTCATCTCATGGTATTTTTTGACACTGGCTTTGAAGCATGATTTAAAGTTTATGTTATGGGCGGGGGAAAACAACAAGGGGCAAATTCTTAGGGACATGATACAAATGTATCGGGGTGTAAAGTTCACCGAATTAACCGAGCAGGAAATTATGTCGTCAGCAGCCTACCTTGAGCAATTTTTCTACTTTGTCGACAATAAACAACTTTACAAGCCTGAAGCATTGCTACGTATCTTTGAAGGCGCTGAAGTGGATGCATGCCTTATCGACCCATTTACAGGACTCGATAGGGACATGACGTACGAGGGCAATTATCGCTTCTTAAATATGGCGCGGGACTTCTGCAATCGAACAGGAAAAACACTTTACATTAACACGCACCCGACAAGCGAATCGGGGCGCAATGGCAACCTTTATCCTGATGGCGAATGGAAGGGGCATTTAAAACCACCTCTCAAGGACCATATCGAAGGCGGGAAGGCTTTTTTGAACAGGTGCGATGACATGTTCATTATCCACCGATTAATCAAGCACGAGTCAATGAAATTCTACACCATGTTTAGCGCTGAGAAAATCAAGGACACTGAGACTGGAGGGTCAATCAACAGGCTCAACGAACCTTTGCTTTGTGAGTTCAATTACGGATTAGGGTTCACCGTTCATGGAATGGATCCCTTGCAACCCTTTAGACCAAAGCCACAAACAACAAATAAATTTCAATTCTAATGGACAGGGAACTATACATACTCAAAATTTTGATGCAAACTGACTTTTTATTCACCAAGATTAAAGTCAGCAGGGAGGAAATCGAGGAGAAACACCCGCACCGAAGCGATCTTATTACTTCAATGAAGGATGCGGAGCGCATGGCACTTGAGGCATCCGAATTTATTCGCATAGCAAGGGAAGAATGGGGTATACTGGAAAGAACGTTATCCTCGGTGCAAGTCGCCAACATTAAATTGGAGGTAGAAATTCGCGAATTACGCAAATTAAACACATCTTTGTTGGCAAAAGTCAACTTATGAAGCGCTGCAAGATATGCAAAAACAAATTTGAACCACGTTTTAACACTTTAGAGCGAGTATGTTGGGACCTAGAATGCAAAGCATCAGAAGCGATGCAGATATTGCGTAAAATCAAAGATATAGAAGCCAAAAATCAGCGCAAGCGCTTGCAATCCATGAAGAATGATTTGATGACAATTCAGCAGTGGGTTAAAAAAACGCAAGCGATCTTCAACCAATATATACGTCTGAGGGATGACAAACGCGGGTGCATATCATGTGGGGTATCACTGCAGGGTAAAAAATTTGACGCGGGTCATTTTTACAATGCAAACAATCATTGGGGGCTTCGCTTCGATGAGTCAAATGTTCATGGTCAATGTGTAAGGTGCAACCGTGACTTTCATGGGAACCTGTTAGAATACAGGAAAAGAATAATACAGCGCATAGGAACCAACGAATTAGACAGGCTCGATGCCGAAGCCAACATAACACGCAAATTTAATCGCGATGAATTGCTAAAAATCTACACTAAATACAAGGCAAAATGTAGATTATATCAAAAAATTGATTAAATTTACAATAATTACAAATCACTTAATTAACCAAAATGAGCAGGACTAAACAACAAGTCGAGAGGGTACTTGAACATGACCCTATGCAAGAGGTGGCGGTGCCATTTATCGAGTCAAAGAGTTCAACAAACATCAAACAAGCAATTGCAGGCTTCCAACAGGAGTGTCCTGTCATACTGCAACAAACGAAGGGCTACGGTTATACCTATGCTGACCTTCCAACAATTCTCAATATTATCAATCCGCTTTTAGCAAAGTGGCGATTAGGCTTTTCACAGCCCCTTGAGGATGACAAAGTCAAGACAATCGTATTTCACATTGACACTGGGGAAACAATCGAAAGTTCAATTACAATTCCTCAAGGCGTTATGCTCAAAGGCATGAATGACTTCCAAGTTTTAGGGAGCGCCATAAGTTACCTTCGCAGGTACTCCATCTCATCAATTTTGGGTATCGTTAGCGACAAGGACACTGACGCATCAGGCGAACAAGTTTCAAAGCCTGCAAAGCGTGGATTAAATGACAGTGAATTCGTTAGGTTATGCGGGGCTATTAACGCAGGAACCATGAACGCAAGCGATGCCAAAGCAAAATTTGCGTTAACATCAAGTCAAATCGAAACAATCGACTCGATATGACAGGGCATAATTGGTTGGTCAGAGCGTCTCAAGTTGGGGCGCTCATGACACGTGGCAGGGGCAAGGAAGAATGGGGGGCGACAGCCATGCAGGCAATCAAAGATGCGGTATTGTTCAATGAATTCGGTATTGACAAATTCGTAACTTCCAAGCACATTGAGAAGGGGATAATCAACGAAGCAGCATCACTGGAAATGGTGAAACGCGTAACGGGTTGGGAAATCGATCTCGAGAAGCCTAAAAAACGATTGGTCAATTCATGGGTGATTGGCGAACCTGATGTACTCGACAACGGATATTTAATCGACGTCAAGAATTCGTGGGACGGGACCACATTCCCATGGTTTGAAACTGAAGTGCCAAACAAAACATACGAATACCAACTTCAAACATACATGTGGCTTAGTGGTTACAAACACTCGTATTTAATTTATACTTTGACTTCTGCACCCGAACACATGGTATACAAGGAAGCCGAAAAAATTGCATACAACTTGCACCCGCTTCCAAAGTACATTGGTAAATCGTTCGATGAAATGTTGGAAGTCGGTGAGAAA